CTAATTTTACATCGATGTGTGTTTGCTGATTAGCGATGATAGTTATTAGCTGTTTTAGCAGTTCGTTTGTTTCTTCGTTTGAAACGCTTGTTTCTGATCCCGTATCTTTCTTTGCAAGCTTATCTATGAGAGCAAATAGATTTGGTGTAGTTTGCGCCGGTACTACCACTTCGTTTGATGTGAGCATTGCAGGATATTTATCATCAGGATAGCCCTTTGGAACCACGCCGCCCGTTGCTAAAACTCCAGGAATGATGCTACCACCAAACAAACCACCACCGCCACCGCCGCCAACAATGCCAGTTGGATCTAGCCTAGCCAGTAAATCTTTAAACCCGTCAATAATGGATTGCCCTAATGATTTATAGAAATCGGTACTAAATAGATCACTAAACCCTTTAGTTACAAAGTTCAAAACGCCTTTAAAAAAATCAGTACTAAATATATCACTAAATCCTTTGGTTACAGAATCCCAAATGTTTTTATAAAATTCAGCACTAAATAGTGAACTAAACCCACTTTTTATAGAGTTGCCAAGACTTGTTATAGTATCCCCTGAAAATATACTTTTAAAACCATCTTGGATAACAGAAACTAGATCCCTTACTATCGGAAGATCAAAGATTTGATCAAAAAAGTTTCTAATTCCACTTACTATTCTATCAAAAATATCTGTTATGTTGCTGCCAAGCTTTTCAAGCCCTACCTCTATTCCCTTAACAAATCGTTCCATTGATATGCTATCGATAGCATCAAGAGCTGCGTCTTTATTTACATTCCAAGCGTTTGTTATTTCATCCATGAAGCCGCCAAACTTATTAAGAGCAGCATCAAACTTTTCTCTAAAATAGTCACCAAGTCCTAGTGCAATTCCTTGTATTGCATAACCAATAGCCATCCCTATCATGGCGATTGATTCCCACACAATATCGACTAAAACCTTAATCATTGGTACAGAATCTTTTCCAATTTCTTTGAAAAGAGGTTTCATAGCAGAAGCCGAAGCCCTCATAATTTCAGGAAGTGCTTTCAATATGACCATTAATATATTTGGTAGGTTCTCAAAAACTTTATTCATAATGGTAGGGAGATTTTGAGTAATACGGTCAAGTACATTTGGTAGCTCGGTCATAAACTCATCAATCTTCTGCATTGTCTCGCCAATCGGTCCCGATGCAAGCTTGATTTGTTCGCCTATGATTCCACCAATTCCACTTCCTATTGCGCTTCCTATCGGTCCCCAAATAGCGCCAACCGCCGAACCAGCGCCTTGAACCATGTTAGCTATAATATCAGGAACCGCTTTTTTAGCGCCTTCTGCGCCTTGTCCCATAGCTGCCACAAGGGATTGTACGTTTGATGACATGCTAGTTATTATCGAAGGAAGATTTTTGCTAAAGAATTGTTTTACATTCCAAAGCCCTTCACCTATGGCAATGGTAACAGCCGTAAAGCCGTCAAACATTCCAGGAATTAATGTATCTGGTAAAAATTTACTAGGTTTGTCTTCTTCTTTCGGGTCGTCCCCTTTTTTGGGTAACTCTCTTTTTTGTCTCGTTCCAGATATCGCACCACCTGCTAGGATGAATTGATCTAAAAACTTGGCTTTATCTAGCTCCTCTTGTGTCTTAAAAGGAAAGAATTCACTTTCTTTTTCAGCCGATATTTTTGGAGTATCTATCTTTGGCGCTTCTATCTTCGGTGGTTTTAGCTCTATGCCTTTCAGCACATTTGGAATATCACCTGCATTAACAGTTGCCTTTATCTCAATTGGCTTTTTGTTTGCCGCTTCCTGAATTCTTTTTAGTGCATCGTCAAAGTCTTTAAGATCCACTTTTGAGAAGGAATCTTTGCCGATATTTTTGAGGGATTCTGCTAAATCATCACCCCTTTTTTTCATCCTATCGATTGCTTCGTTGATATCGTCCAAAGCTGTCTGCTTACCTGACATAGTGCCAACGAGCCATAGCCAAGAGTTGCCAAGAATCTTTAGACCATCAACGAAACTCATCACCCCTTTGAGCATTGCTTCAAAAAGAAAAGCAATTGATTTCATAAAAGAGGAAACAGAGTTGAGCGAAGGAATGAGATCTCTGATACCTGAGATCATCGCAGATAGTCCGCGATTGACAAAGCCTATGCTAGAGCTTGTTCCAGCTTCTATGCTTGCCGTTGCTCCCATAAAGGCGTTTGATATCTCTTTTATAGATTGAGCCACCATCGGGTTTTGAACTATCATGTTACCCAATGAAGCCGCAAAATTACCATATACGTTTGAAAGCTGGGCCATAGCGCCTGAATATGTGCTGATTTCAGCCGTTGCCGCGCCCGAAAACGCCCTACCCACTATCTCAATAGCCGCGCCGCTCTTTAAAGCCTCCTCGGATACACCGCGAAGTGCTGGAACAGTTTCATTAAGCCTACCAGCCGTTCCGTCTAAAGATCTGCCTAATAGTTCTACAGCCGTTCCTAGATCGATCTTCATGGCTGAAGATAGGTCAGCCGCCGCCCTTACTAGCTCCTGCGCTTTGGTAGATGATTTCGTGAAGTTCATAGCTATGGCAAGTTGACCATTGATAACATCATCATCAATCGTTGAAACAGCCATTAAGTCCGTTGCAAACTTTTGCATGGACGCCGATGTTTCAGTTGTAAGCTGCCCGCTTCTTGCCAGTGCTGCGTTAAGCTGATTTAAATTGTTCTCAGCATCTACAGCCTCGTCAATCATTTTGCCAAAAAATCCGGTAACCATTTGCGCTGAAAAGTAAGCAGCAATACCAGCGCCAACCGCTACAATTTTACCTTTTAAGTTATCAAGCGATGAAATAGCCGAAGATGCATCAATGTTTAATTTTGTTTGAGATGTTTTAGCGATTGATTTTTGAAGTCCATTAAAAGACTCGTTAACTCCATCAACCGCGCTATTAGCAGCCTTACCAAAATCATTAACACCTTTTATTGCATTGCTTGCATCAAATGACGCGGTTAAATCGATGTTATTATCTGCCACGTTTTCCCCTTCCCTTGGAAGCTTCGTGTTTCCTAGCTTCGGATTCCTGCTTTTTTATTTCTGCTTCAACATTAAGCAAACAAGTTACTGTGTAGCAATCTAGCTCATTTAAATTTGAAGTATATCCAAGACCGGCAAGAGTTTTTCTTTCAATGTATAATGCTAAAAAAGGCATTGATTCAGGATTTACGCCCTCATTAATGCCTTTATACCAACATTTAGTAGAAAATCTTAACCGGTCTAACTCTTTTTTGGGACATAGCCATTAGTTACAACTTCACTTAAAAATTTTAAAAATGGAGTAGTAATTGAATAGCAACTAAGTGTGTCCCAATCAGTTATAAGATCACTACCATCAATTGGAGTACAGTTAACCTTAGAAATAAGAGATACAATTATCTTAACATTAGCGTCTTCGCTATCTCCTAGACCTTCATATTTTGAACGAAAATCCATCTTTTCTTTTACTGATGGAATATCGATAACAACATAAGAATCTTCGGTGAATCCTGTATCTTCGCAAATTTGGCTTAATAGTATTTTCTTTAAAAGCATTTTTATATTCCTTTCATGTGTAAACAAAACTAGGCTTTGTTTTTTAGACAAAACCCATGAAAACTTCACTTGAACCGTCATCAGGTACAAACGCGCTCACTTCAAACTCTACAGTAGTAAGAGACTCATCATCACCTACCGTAAAGCTATCAACCGAGCAGTAAGGAAGATAGATTCCAAAGTTTTTACCTGGAACCCAGTTACCACCACTCTTTAAGCCGCCGATATACTGAAAGCGAGACTCAACATTCTGTAAAAGTCTGTTGATTTTATCAGCGTCAAACTGATTCATAAGTCCCGATACAGTTGCTTTCACTGTTCGGCCTGTAATTACCGAGCCAGACCGACCAGAAGCCGCGCAAATGTTGTCAATAACTTTTCTCTCGTTAGTAAGAGTTACTTCAACCTTAGATGGTCCAAAGCATACGTTATCAGTTGCGTCACCAAAATAAACGATATGACCTTTTGCAGATAGTGGATCACTCTCGTCAAAACTTGGTGTAAATGGAGCGGTATAAACTTGCGCAGTTGGAGCGGTATAGGTAACAGCAAGAGTTTTATCAGCCGCTACCGCAAAACCTAAAGTCGTTCCAATAGTTCTTGCTGTGTTCGCTCCTGTATTCCACAGTAGAGATAGGATTGCGCTACTTGACGTTGCAATTGTGAATTTACCTGTAGAGTTTGAGTAAACCACGGTAATTGTTTCAACCGTAAGAGCGTCAATAGCTGTTTGAAGTGCCGATGCTAGCTCTTGTGGTGTTTTGTAAAAGCCAGTTGCTACGCGAGCCGCGTAGGTTCCTGTATCATCTGTAAAGTCCAGTGTGTCGTTAGCTACGGTGATTTCAATTTGGTTAAAGAAGTATTCCAAACCTTCCAGCTTGAAATTTCCATTAATAAGCTGGCCAGCTTCGGCTGAAAAGCTGATTTCAGTTACCTTTGCGCCTCGCATCATGTCTTTAGCGCCGCCGTTTCCAATGTAGCGCCATAGACTTAAGCTTGGATGTGTTGCCGTATTGACTGGGTAGTATGTGATCGCTTTGCCAAGACTAACACCAACCAATGGAGCTACGGGAATGTTAAAACCGAGTGTCATAAGATCGGTAGCAACATCGATGGAATGGATGAAAGCAATCGTGTAGCCGTTTGTTGCATCTTTGATTAAAAGAGGTTCACCAACCATGAATAAAGAAGCGTCTGCTACTTTTATCGCGCTTGTGGTTGAAGCTGCTACGGTAACTCTTTCAGCCGCCGCTACTCTAACACCACCGAAAAGTGATTCTAAGAGTTTTCCCCATGCTGGCGCTTGCCCTTCTACGCCGCTTGATTTCACATAGTGAGAAAAGCTAGCCGTTGGATTTTCTGCACCTGTAATTTTCTTGGCCATACCTAACGAGTTTTTCATTTCTTCGTTATCTAGCTTCTCGATTTCGGGAACCATCTCTAGATCGGATTGAATAGGGATAAAATCAGTTGCCGCCGCTGGTTTTGTAATTGTACCTTCGGTAGCTTCTTTCATGATAGAAAAAACAGTTGATTTATTACTAATTGGCATTTTAATAACTCCTAAAATGAAATTCTAGTTTCCACATCTATTTTTAACTCGCACATGATAAACTTTTTATCATCTCTCGAAACTGGAAGAACACCATTGTCATTTCTAACCCTTGCGATAACATTTCCACCTGATACCGCAATAGTTTGATCGGATTCAATGGCTATGCATACCGAGTTGATTGCTTCCAGAAGTTTTTTTACTGAATCATCATATAGATCATCATCGCTATTTGTACCAAAAGCTTCAACCGATATCGTGAGCATGTAGGTTCTATTCCAAGTTGAAATAGAGCAAAGATATCTGTCAACATTTTGGCTTGAATCCGCAATTAATGACCATCCTTGACGCAAGAAAGCGTCAAAGTTATTTGATATATCGTTAGGATCGGTTAGACGATACCAACCTGTTAAAGTATTTTTTACAATATTAACTAAAGCAGTATATGAGTCACCTATAATTGTCATCTGTAAAATCCCATAGGTTGCCGCTGATTAGTTTGACCTGTCTTAATAAGAGTTGTGCTTTTTGGAGCACAGTATTTTCTTGATTCAAGCGATTGCACAAATGATTTGTTTGCTTGATTCATATCGTCTTTGTAGCGTACACCCATGCCACGATAAATTAATTCAGCCGTTTTGTGTAAAGCTGGTTCTTTCATGAGACGCCAATCAAGAAACTGTTCGCCTGAAATCACCTGATTTCTAGCTATCAATTCTGATATCGTTAAGTCCGTAGCGATAATTCTTTGATCTAACCAATCCGTTTTAGTAGCACCGAAAACTTTAAAGTAATTTGTGCTGTTTAGATCGGGATACTGCATAAAAAGAGTTGTATCAGCATCAACAAAGAGTTGCCCAACATATTGCAGAGTAATAGCATCAAGCAGTAAAGATGGTTTTAGTCTCGTCCAGTACATACCGTAATAGCCATCAACATTATTTAGTTCAGCAATATTTCTTGAATCATACGCACAAGGAGCTTTATCATCTTTTGCTATTAAATTAATCGTTCCACTCTTACCCAGTGTCGCGCCTGATACAGCCGTACCATCCAACACCTTATAAAAGTCTGTAAATGAAGTCGCATCCCAAAAAGCAACACTTAGCACACTGGCATTGTTATTTACCGCTGTGCTTAGAAGTTTAAGATATAAAGTGTTAAAAGGAAGAATTGATCCAATATATATTGCATCAGTTGCGGCCAGAGTTAGACTAGAACCAACATGATTAACATCTGTCACAAAATTAGTGATATCAGTAATCACATTTGAAATTTTGGTCAAAACTATACTTTGATTTATCATGTTTTAACCTTAAATATATAAAATGAAATGTTAAGCCAATAAAATTGACTTAACATCCACACATGAAAGGAATGTGTATGTACAACACCGATTAAAAGCCCTAATTAACCGGCGTTAACATCCTTATACCAAACTTCAACTACAATTTTTCCGGTCAATAAATCAGCCGTTCCAATTGTCATTGTGATTTTTTTACCATCGGCCAAAATCATTGGAATAGAAGTTGTAGCCGCCGCCGCAACTGCGTCCGCTGTTAAGTTAGCAACTGCGCCAGCCGTAGCATCAACAAAAGCATCAGCATTGTCAGTGTGCCCAACAACAACCGTAGCCGAGCCGCCAGAAGTTACAGCCGTAGGAACACGAACAATAACTTTTTCAATTAATGTTTTTCCTGAGAGTGTCCCAAGAATATAAACTTTGCCGGAATAAGCGCCAGCGTCTTTAGCAAAATCATAAATTAAAGCTACTCTTTTTGTTTCTCCGGTGAAGCAAGGCGCAAAAGTTTGGTGTGCTTTAGTAACTACGTCAGTCATATTTAAACCCCTTTTGTTTCGAAAGTTTTATTTCTTTTTTTGTTTAACTTCAGTTTGAGCCATTTCTATTTTAATCTCATCCTTTGGAATAAAGAAAACAACGAAATGACTCATTTTTGGCACGATACTGATTAAATAGCCTACTCTGCCACTTCTTAGAAACTCATTCGCATCTTTTTCTGATACGAATGTTAAACATTGTGATTTAGTGTAGTCCATTTAATCCTCAATTAGCTTGGATCGGTCCAAGCAGAGTTGTAAACCATGTAGTGAAGATCATCACCAGCGTATGCGTTTTTAGCCGCGCCGCCTACTAGCTGGCAGCTAAGAAGTACACCGTTTTTATAGTTAGAGTGAAGATCAGAAAGCTTCCAAACTGGTTGTTGTTGCATTACCCAGTAGAGCCAATCACGATGCATAAACATTGCTTGTGCTGTAGACAAAGAGTTATCTTCGGCAACATTGAAGTCAAGCAATCTTCTGAAACTAGATGTTGCAGAAATTGGAGCGTCACTTACATAGTCACTGTTAGCAAGTGTGGTATCAATCGAGATGTCACCATTGTAACTTGGATCGATGAAAGCAAACCAGTTACCATCTTTTGGCCATTTTTTAGCACCTGCATAAACTCTTGCGCCGCGAAATTCTGTTTTAGAGATGGTAGCAACACCGCTATCAACCGTTACACCATCGGTAAGAGTTGTCTTACGGAAAGAGTAAAGGTGAGCGTTGATTTTATCGTTTAGTGCTTGTGTCATGGTTTCACGAAGCTTCATGTCTCCAGTATCAAGCATTGACTGGAGTTGAGCCAAATCTTCAACTTCAACCGCAATGCTGAAAAGTTTATCAGCTACGATTGCTGTTCTTGTCATGGCTACTTTTTGAGCAGAGAAGATGTCAGCGTCAACACCGGCTGTTCTTTTCTCGGCTGTCATAGGGTTGATCACGTTTACATAAACGGTATCGCCTTTTCTCCCGATAGAACCTTCATAAGAACGGTTAACCACATTTAGAAATGGGTTATTTTGAACAAGTTGGTTTGCTGACATTGGTGCCCAAAACTTTTGGATTTGGTTTGTAACGTCACCTAAGAGTGTTGCCCCTGCTACCATAATGTTTCCCCTTTATTTATTTGTCGATTACATCTTTGTAACGTGTCTTTTGCTCTTGATAAGTTAGTTTAGACCATGCTTCATAAGTAAGCTGTGTTCCACTACCTTTTGAACCAACTTCCCCCATCATCCTAGTATTTCCTTTTGGCTTTATAGTTTCTGGGTACATAGTTCTAAAACTCTCAGCAACTTTAGCCGCCGATAAATCATCTATTTCACCTGATTCGGGATTAACTTTTACTTCGTTTAAATCAATCAATCCGAAGTATTTTTCGTCAAGCCCACCACCAAGTTTTGAAATGACTTTAGAAAGCTTATGACTAGAGACGATTCTTTCGTTTAAAGTTTCATACTTAGTAGATACCTCTTGAGTATGTGCCTCTAACTCTTGAATACGTTTTTCCCTAGCTTCGATAAGACCTTTCCAGTCACCATCGGATTTCATTTTTTCATCTGAAACCTTATTTAAACTTTCTTCTAAAGCTTTAAGCCTAGCTTTCGCTGCCTTTGCTTCATCCAAAGTTTTAGTATAAGTTTCGTATGAAACTTGTCTTTTATTGTCTTGATTTTTTTGCCCGCTGCCACCGGCATTAGGATCGGTCCCACTGGAACCATTTTGATTAGAATCATCGTTTGAATTTTCATTCTCTGTAACCATAACTCTTCCTTTCATGATAAACTAATTATTTATTTTTTAGCAAGCCCGAAAATGAACGAAGCCAAAAAATTCTCACCTGTTTTACTTCTTGAAAACTCATCTTCATATAAATTCTATTGCGCTCGGCTTGCCATTTTGTTTTTGATTCATTGCTAACGCCTGACCTATCACTACCCGTTGGGCCAATAACAACCGCATTTTTCCCTATAGCTTTTACTTTTAGAGAATCAAGCATAGAGCCTGTTAAGGTTAAATTGTTTCTAGTTGGAGTAGTGCTAGTTGACAAACCTTTAAACTTTTTTCTAAACATGATATACTTTTCGGTTATGGGAAAATTTCTAAGAGGAAACTTCTCTTGCAAATTTTCTTCGACACCCGAACCAAGCCTCGTTCTAACCTTGATTTTTTCAACTATGAATTGCCCTATTGATTCTAACTGTTTTTTATCTGTCAAAGATTCAATTGTGTTATTAAGATTTTTTACAAATCTATCCAAATCTTTATTTGCCACGTTTTAAGTCCTTTCCCGATATCCAAGCTAGGGCCTTTAGAGCAAAGCTATCCTCTTTAACTGGCTTTTCGTGCTTCTTTATAATTGAGTTGAGTTTGTTTTTCTCATCACCAACAAAACCAAGAAAAGGTCTTTTAACTTTCGATCTTCCTTGCCATCCTGTAATGTGTCCATCAGCTTTGTCATTAGATAAAGAACCTCTCTCAAAACCTATGACAAGCTTATTATCCTTGATGTCTAATACCGATATGTCTGCTAGCATGTCACCCGTTTGAGTTAGATCCACACTAGAAGATTTACCGGCAATTTTAAAATCTAGGCTTTGCATGTACTCTTTCGAGTACCTAGGGAACCTTCCACCTGCATTATTCTTGCCGCTTTCTGTTCGCTTTCGCATGTACTCGATAATATCCTCACCAAGAGCTAACTTTTCTTCATTAGTCTTGATGGATTTTGGTAGAATAATATCGAATTTTTGCCAGTCCGCGCCCATTTCAAACCTCCATTGGTATAACTTTTTCAACCACTGGGTTAGAAGCAATTGTCCTATCTTCTTGTATCTCAGCGATTAACTCATCTATCTCACTTTGTGACATAGTTGGGTTAAGCTTTTTGATTGCGCGTTTTCTAGAAATCAAAGAATCTTTTAACTCTTTGACAACTTCATCTATGATTTCCGATTTTGTTTTAATGACTTCTGGTTGTTCAAAAGTAGTTTCAACGTAGCAGTTAGGAGAGAACATTCCTTGTGGAATAGAAGGATTTTGAGACTTCCAAATATCATGCCCGTGATGAATGATGAAATCGAACATAGCTCTTTCAGCTTTTTTATAAGTTTCCTGGTTTTTAGAAACGATAGCAGACACATCAGCTTCATCGATCATTTTGCTGATACCTGATGATATTTGGCCGCTGTTTGAACCAATTACACTAGCAGATATGCCTCTTGAGTTAAGCCAAAGCTGAAGTTGAAGCATGATTCCATCAAAAACTTCTTTAATATCGATATCAGGTTTTAATACTCCTACTTCTGGTTTGTTTGGTGAGTTTTCATCCACTGGAAGAAGATTAAAAAAGGCGTTTGGTCCTCTTTTTACTAATTCCTCTTTTACATTCACTCCCCAAATCATAGCGTATGACATGTATTTCACAGCATAGTTGATGTCACCGCACAGCATGGGAATAAGCGTAGAAACGCTGATCATAGATTCATCAGGATAAGGCATACATGATGAGGAAGATTTTCTAGCATAAACATATGGAAGCTTGTCATAGATGTTAACACCGTCTATGTTTTCCATTGCGCTCATTGCTTCTGTAGCTAGCTCACCATCAAGAAACTGTATCCAAACTTCAAAGTCAGAAACGCAAAGAAGCATGTCTCTTTTTTTGGCGTCTTGTCCATAATACTGCGCTATAATGTTCGCCGTTGTGCAATCTTGAGTATCTTCACTCACAACAATATAGCTAGAAGGTTCTAAAAGTTTAATAGCTGGTTTATTAGTAGCGTTATGATAGTAACAATATAACAATAACTCTTTATAGTGGT